CGGCAAGTTAGTGCCGGTGGCCTAGAAGGCCAAAAGGGCGAGGGAGGTTATCCTCCCCATGCCGCTGGCATCCCGAGTTTTTCTCGAGATACCAGCATCTCACTAACAGTCCATTCGCCATCTGATAGGGTAACAAGCCCCTCAGAGCCCCAGCGATTGCCCGTATAAACGGGATGGTCGCTTAAAGGCACCATTGTGGCTAGAGAATGGATGATCGCGGGCTCGTACGCATTCACACCAACTTTCATTGGCTTAAATGCGATACAGGTCAAGCGAGCAGCCCAGAAGAACCATTGGTCAGTCAAGCCGTGAGGCTCCACTTTCCAAGTAGCCCAATCTGGGTTGTGCAAGACTCCATCACCGGCTCCTGAGGGGCCGAAGAATCTCAAGAAACTTGGGATTCTGTGGAGAACGTAAGAAGCAGACCTTGTGAGTCCACATCTACGCAGTCCATTGTGAAGGCTATAGCAATCCGCAAGGTTTGCTAAGCTGGTGAGCCTGTACGACGCTAACTCATAACCGTCCCAACAGTCCATTCCACACGATTCGCGAAAGTAGGAAGAGTTATAGGACTTTCTGGTATTAACCTCGAAGCCCATAAGCTCAAGTACTTCGCAAACACGGTCGAATGCATCGTTAGAGACGATTATATCATCGCCGTACACGGAGGCGCATTTTCCTCCGGCTTGCTTTGCAGCGCTCGAAGCAATGGCCCAGAAGACCAAAGTCTCAAGCTCGAAAGTGAACCCATTCCCCATTGAACTGAACTTTTGATTCAGTCTGATGTCTGGTCTCTTACGAGTACCATAGTCAGTAAACGGTGAACGGGTCATTTCGAGGACCTTGAGCCACTTGCGTAGCTCTGGATCCGAAGAAAGAAGCATGTATATGAGCCGACTAGCGATTGTATCGCTAGCGGAGCTTAAATCGATGGTTGCCCAAGAGGAATCTTGCGATCCCTCAAGGGCTAACATTCGATTTTTCTCCTGGGATTTCATGTCAATGCCGACGCGTCTAAGACGACGTCGAATCATTGCACCTAACCCCAACTGCAAGTAAATATTTGCAGCAGGCTCTATACATATGAACCTGTCGGTCAGTGCCGTTTTTGGCACAGTGAGGGCGCCATTACCTTTGACAAAGACGCCGATTGGGCTGAAAGGCCCATCTACGTCCCTACCACATAACCATGTGGACCAAAGGGAGTTACGTTCCATAAGGAGCTGAACTAATGGCATCACACCTTTAGTCGCTGAAATAAGCGACTTGAATTTGTGATATGAAGACACGTAAGGACGCCTATTTAGGGCGTCTGAACCGGGCCCCCATCGACACAAATCGAGATGTTCATCTAGACTATAATGACCGAGAACATGGATAATTTTTCGTTGAGCGCGCGAAATTACGCTCTCGACGCCGGCGGGAAAGCCGGATCCAAATTCCCAGTCAAGAAGTCGTCGATTAGTCTCGTAGCATCGACGTTCAGCGGCGGCGGCCTTTTCCAAGGCGGCCTGCTTTCTCTCTAGAGCGGTTATACCTGGAAAGCCGGAGAACTTCCTAAGAAATTCAACGGCCAACCAGTCCCTTTGAAAGGCGTGCCTACAGTTGTAGTCCATAGGATTAATCTTCTCGGTCGCTACCTGATGGTAGTCTCCGTTAGATAAACA